GAAGGACCAGCTCACGTGGTGGCTGTGTGAACTCGTCACGGACCACACGTTCGGCCTCGTCACGAATCAGATCTTTGATCTGGGTTTCGTTCAGGCCGTTGACATCCCGTAGGGCGTCGTTGATGGCCGAGCTAATGGCCTCGCCGATGTTCGCACCGCCAGCGTCAGGCCCATGCAGCCAGAGGCTGATGAGGTCCTTCGCCGGAGTGTTGACAGGCTTGCCGTAGGCAACCGCCAGCTGCTTCAGCGCACTGCGCTCGATGGCGTCAATGTCCGCGTCAACGGACGTGATTGACGCTAGTTTTGCTGCCGTTTCAGGCCGCAGTTTGTTACCATGATCAAACATAGTTTGCTCCAGTGTTGCGATGTTTAAACGTCTACTTCGAGAGTGCCAACCGTCGTGCAGACGGGGCAGGGACTGCTCGTCTCGGATATGCGGCTTGCCCACTTGCCCGACACTCGGGCAATGAACCCGCAATCGCTGCAAGCGACCTTCAGCAATCGAGTGCCTTGCTTCTTACGAAGCGTCGGATCGATCTTGGCATGGGGGTACTTGCCCAATTGCTCCGCAATTCCATTCAGCGTGGCTTCAAGCGCACCGCCTGCTACGGTGGCGGTCAGCGGTCCGGTGAGGCCGATTGCCCTGGCAATTCGACGGAAGTCGCCGCGATGTCCACAGGCAATGCCTGCATAGACATGGGTAAGCTCATGAGCCAACACATCCAGAACCCTAACGGGTTCATCCAGGATGGGGTTGATACATACTTCGTATGTCCCATCGGCGCTGATGGACGGGTCGAATGCTTGCCCAAGCACGACCTTGCGAGTCTTGCTCCCCCGATATCCTATCGGGAAGCCACAAGTGATTCGGTACTGCTTGCCTTCCCACGCTTCCGCAGGGATCTGTGCGGACGGAAAGACCTCGGCTTGTAGCAGGACAGCTGCCGCATTCAGCCAAGTCTCTCTATCAACGTAGTTGATGGTTTCCATTTACTGCTCCGTTTTGTTGCGATTCGCCGCCACAATGAACGATGGGTTTAAACGTGTCAAGTGTTTATGTGAAATAAGCCTTGATGATAGGGTTCTGACCTACGGTCAGCTTTATGGAGTTTAAACAGTGTCGAAGGTCGTGGATATCCCGAGTGCGCGTGATGGGCTGACGGTGAAACAGCGCCTATTCGCAAGGTATGTGGCGCATGGCCTCTCGAAGAGAGAAGCCGCAGAGAAGGCTGGATATAAGCCTGGAGGGAATGCGTCGGATGTTGGGTACAAGCTTGCAAAATTACCGAAGGTATTGGCAGAGATTTCCCGTGTGAGTGCGGAGAATGAGCGCGAGGAACGTGTGTCTCTAGCGCATCACGTGGCTCGCATGGAGGAGCTGAGCAAGGCAGCAGAGGACGCTGGGCAATATAGCGCCGCAATACAGGCTGCGCATTATGCAGGCAGGGTATCGCGCCTGTACGTTGAGCAAGCGCATGTCGTTACCGAGCGTGTGGATGAGCCTGAGGACGTGCTTGAGCGTTTAAACGCGCTTATGTCCGCAAATGAGCCTCCACGCGGATGATGCGCCCGCGCATTATGCGCACCCCCACCCCCCTATGTGCGTGCGCGGAGTCCCGCACACACCCTTTTATTGCAATCCACACGAACGACCACCCCAATTTTAGATTTACCCCTTAATAGTGGTTGACACCCCCACCCCCATACCCCCTAAAAACGATTTGGGTCCCATCAGCGACAATGGGGAGGTGTCAATACGTATTTCCAAAACGGATGGGCTTTGGTATGTGTCTTTAACCTTAGAGGGGCACCTGATTGGTCTGCAAAGTTCTACCAAATGGGATGAATGTGCTGATCAGGTACAGCGTTTTGTCAATAACTTTGTATTAACTGAAGAAGAATATGTAAATGGGGCAGACAGACAGGCCCCCGAGGAAGGAGGAGGGGCCTGAGTGTGAGGCAGAGGGAACTCCTTGGGAGAGTAGTGGGATGTGCCTCACGTAAGCATTGTTAAGGACTCATATAGGCTATGTCAATAGAAACACAGTTCGTTAAACTTAAAAAACAGTTGACACCTGAGCGTATGTTGCTGCTTTCTAACAAGGAAAGGCAGGAAGTGTCGCAGTTATTGGAGTCATTGGAGGCTTCGATACGAAGGGAGAGGGCCGGGGAGTCTTTTTTAGAGTTTTCTGCTGGGGTATGGCCTGCTTTTATAGAGGGTGCTCATCATAGGAGTATGGCAAAGGCGTTTGAGAGGGTCGCCAGTGGCGATTTAAAGCGTCTGATGATCAACATGCCCCCGCGTATGGGCAAATCACAGCTCACTTCGTGGTTATTGCCTGCATGGATCATGGGTCGGTCGCCCGATAAGAAGATTATCATGGCATCCCACACCGCAGAGCTTGCCGTTCGCTTTGGTCGGATGGTGCGTAACCTCATTGGTAGTGATGAGTACCTGCAATTGTTTCCTGACGTGTCGCTGACGGCAGATTCCAAGGCGGCGGGTCGTTTCGACGTGTCGGGTGGTGGGGAATACTTCTCAGTGGGCGTCGGCGGTGCGGTGACGGGGCGCGGCGCGGACCTCTTGGTGATTGACGACCCCCATTCCGAGCAACAAGGGCAGCAAGCTGACCCCAAAGTGTTTGACAATACCTATGAATGGTTTACCTCCGGTCCCCGGCAACGATTACAGCCCGGTGGGGCCATCATTATCGTGATGACACGCTGGAGCCAGAAAGACTTGTGCGGCCAGATCATGCGGGACTCCATTACCAGGGAAGGCTCGGATGAATGGGAAGTCATTGAACTGCCTGCTATTTTACCTTCTGGCAATAGCCTTTGGCCAGACTATTGGCCACTCGATGAGCTGGAAAAAATCCGTGCCACACTGCCGGTTTCCAAGTGGGAGGCCCAGTACCAGCAGCAGCCCACCTCGGAAGAAAGTGCCATCATCAAACGTAGCTGGTGGCGAGAGTGGGAAGAGAGGGAGCCGCCTCCTGTATCGTTCATCATTCAGTCATGGGACACCGCCTTCTTAAAGCATGAACGTGCTGACTATTCAGCCTGCACTACATGGGGCGTCTTCTATACTGACAATGAAGACGGCGTGAAGATGCCGCATATTATGCTGCTGGACGCTTTGCAGGAGCGGCTGGAGTTTCCGGAACTCAAGGTGCGGGCGCAGGAGCTGTACATGGAGTGGCGGCCCGATGCCTGCATCGTTGAGGCGAAAGCAGCTGGGGCACCATTAATCTTTGAGCTGCGTCGTATTGGCCTGCCGGTAACGGAGTACACGCCAACGCGGGGCAATGACAAGGTATCAAGAGTGAATGCGGTTGCCGACTTCTTTGCCTCGGGTGTGGTGTGGGCACCGAAGACCCGCTGGGCGGAGGAAGTCATCGAGCAGTTCGCCGCCTTCCCGGTGGGTGATCACGACGACCTTGTGGACTCATCGACCCAAGCCCTGTTACGTTTCCGCCAGGGAGGATTCATTGCACTGGAAGCCGATGAGGATATGGGCACAGAAGTTCCACGAATTGCCAACTATTATTAAGGCGTTTAAACTCGCCGCGACAAAGGGGAATCCATGGCTGTCGATAAAGCAATAACACCTTTGGAAATGGCCGATTTGCAACAGCGCCTAGATGCCGCGCCAATGCCCGAAGACGCCCTTGTGATTGGCATCGATAATCCCGATGCCGTGTCTATCGAGACAGAAGACGGCGGCATGCTTATTGATTTCCAGCCAGAGCTTGAAGCGGACGAAATACCGTTCGACGCCAACCTTGCCGAACATATTGACGAACACATCTTGGATGCCATTGGCTCCGAACTGCAAAGTGCCTACGAGGACGACAAGGCATCCCGTCGTGATTGGGAAGAAGCCTACATGGCGGGGCTGGATCAGCTTGGGTTAAAGGTCGAGGACCGTACCACCCCGTGGCCCGGAGCTTGTGGCGTTCATCATCCCCTGTTGGCTGAAGCCGTGGTGCGCTTTCAATCACAGGCAATCTCAGAAATCTTTCCGGCGGCAGGCCCAGCACGCACCCATATCATGGGCAAAATCACCCGCGACAGGGAAGAGCAGGCTTCTCGGGTACAGGATTACATGAACTACCTGATGACCGAGCGCATGACGGAATACCGTAGCGAGACGGAACGGATGCTGTTTTCGCTGCCGCTAGCGGGGAGCGCGTTTAAAAAGGTTTACTACGATCCGAACATGGAACGTCCTTGCGCGATGTTCGTGCCGTCCGAAGACATGGTGGTCTTCGATGGGGCCACTGATTTAAATACCACCACCCGGCTTACGCACGTGATGCGTAAGACCAAGAATGAAATTCGCAAACTGCAAGTCAATGGCTTTTATCGGGACGAAGAGATTTCCGATACTGAGATGGACGTTGATGAGGTGCGTTCCAAGTACGGCGAGCTGACCGGCGATAACCCCAGCTCGGGTAGCAACAGCGGTTATTTGAGTGGCGACTCCGTTCACACGTTGCTGGAAATGCACGTTGAGCTGGATCTGGATGGTTTCGAGGATATGTTGGAGGGCGAGGAAACCGGCATCGCGCTGCCCTACGTCGTCACGCTTGATAAGGAATCCGGCACGATACTGTCCATTCGCAGAAACTACTACGAAGACGATTCGCTGCGTCTACGGCGCACCCACTTCGTGCACTATGAATATCTGCCGGGGTTAGGTTTTTACGGACTTGGACTGATCCATCTGATTGGTGGGTTGGTCAAGTCTGCAACATCCCTGCTGCGCCAGTTGGTGGATGCGGGCACGTTGGCAAATCTACCCGGAGGCTTAAAGGCTCGGGGCATGCGTATTAAAGGGGATGACACCCCCATCATGCCCGGTGAGTTCAGGGACGTTGACGTCCCCGGCGGGACCATCAAAGAGAACATTTCCTTCCTGCCCTACAAAGAACCCTCCGGCACGCTATTCCAGTTACTGAACAACATTGTCGAAGAGGGCCGACGCTTCGCCGCCATCACCGATGTGAAGGTGTCGGACATGAACAATCAGGCTCCGGTGGGTACCACCTTGGCGCTGATGGAAAAGAACATGAAGGTCATGTCGGCCATTCAGGCAAGACTGCATGCGTCCCTTAAAAATGAATTAAAGATACTTGTCACCATCATCGAGGACTTCGGGCCGCCCGCCTATCCCTACGATGTGAATGGTGATCCGCAAGCGATTGCCCAGGACTTTGATAGTCGTGTTGATGTGATCCCGGTATCCAATCCGAATGCGGCCACGATGTCACAGCGCATCATGCAGTATCAATCCGCCTTGCAGCTGGCGGCTCAAGCGCCACAACTTTATGACTTGCCGCTCTTGCATAGGCAAATGCTGGAGGTTCTGGGTATCCGCGATCCGGATAAGATTGTTCCCGTTGACGATGATATGAAACCGGAGGATCCGGTAGCGGAGAACATGGATCTATTGAATACCAAGCCTATTAAGGTATTCCAGTATCAGGACCACGACGCCCATATCCAGACGCACATGGCCATGGTGCAAGATCCGAAGATCCAGCAAACCATGGAGCAGTCGCCTACAGCGGGTGCAACTCAGGCAGCCGTGGCGGCTCACGTCACCGAGCACCTTGCCTTCAAGTACCGGGGCGAAATCGAAAAAGAACTGGGCATCGAGCTACCGCCATTGGGTACGGAGCTGCCGGAAGAAATCGAGTCCCGCTTGTCAGGGCTTGTTGCACAAGCTGCTCAACAGCTGCTTGATAAAGACCAGCAAGAGGTACAGGAACAGAAGAATCAGGAGATGGCAGAAGATCCTATCTTGCAAATGCAGCGTGAAGAGTTGGAAATCAAGAAGCAAAAAGTACAAGCCGATGCTCAAGCTGATCAAGCGAAGCAGCAGGGCGAACAGCAGAAGCTAGAGCTGGAAGCCGAGAAAGCGCAGATGCGCGACGACCTGCAGCGCTTCAAGATCGAAAGCGACGAACGCGTGGCGGGGGCGAAGATTGGCGCGGAGATTGCCGAGCGACAGGCTGAACGCGATCAGAAGGATCGCCGCGTGAGTGCAGATCAGGAAGCGAAGGGCGCAGAGATTGGTCGCAAGATAGCTGACAGTCTGTTGAAGAGTCCCTGATGAATGATTTTGTTGACCCACGATTTGTGGATTTGTTAATGTCGCGTTTAAACGAAACGGAGTCACGCTTAAAAGACGTGATTGTTACTGGATCTATCGAGAACTTTAACCAGTATGAATTGCTCCGTGGTCAGATCGAAGGTGTTCAATTTGCCAAGCGTGACATTGAGGAAATTGTCGAAAAGATTTTTGTAGAGGAATGACGCCCGCGAGGGCAGGGGTACACCACTTCCCCTTCTAAGTGGACTGAAGGTTAAACAACATGGCCGAAGTAACGGATATTCGAGAGGAGACAGCAACTCAGCTGCCAGAGCCTACCGGATATCGCATCCTCGTTGGGCTGCCGAACATCGAAGAGAAGACGGACGGCGGTATTCTCAAAGCCCATGAAACCATCCAAGTCGAAGAAGTTGCCTCCATGGTGGGGTTTGTGATCAAGATGGGGCCGGATTGCTATCGAGATAAGACGCGTTTCCCTCATGGCCCATGGTGCAAAGAAGGTGACTTCATCATCATGCGGGCTTACAGTGGGACGCGTATTAAGATTCATGGCAAGGAATTCCGGATTATTAACGACGATACCGTAGAAGCCGTGGTGGATGACCCAAGAGGTATACACCGTGTCTGATGTAGATAGCTTTTTACCGGACGAAGCCGACGTCATGAAGACGTTGGAAGCAGAGGCGCAAGACGATCTTGACATTGAAGTTGTCGATGATCGCCCGCCCGAGGATCAGCGTGCACCACGCGTTGTCAATCCCAATGACGAGTTTAATATTGATGCAGAGATAGAGGGGATTGACAAAGAGACGAAGGATCACATCAGTCGTCTCAAATACGAATACCACGAACAACGACGAGCCAAAGAAGAGGCTGCACGTTTGCGCGACGAGGCGCTGACGTATGCCAAGCAGGTGCAAGGACAGAATGCGCATCTGAATGATTTGGTTGGTCGCAGCGAACAGGCGTTGTTAAGCAGCGTCTCCACACGGGCCGATGCCGAAATCGAGTCCGCCAAGCAGGCTTACAAGAAAGCCTATGATGACGGCGATACCGATGCCATGGTGTCGGCACAGGAGTCGATGACAAGAGCGCACTCTGACAAGTCTTATTTGCAGAACTACCAACCGCAGGTACAGCAACCCGCACAGCAACCGGCTCAACCACAAGCAGCTCAACCGCAGCAGTTGGATGAACGGACGCAGACGTGGATTGCTAAAAACCCTTGGTTTCAACAACCGGGGTATGAAGCGATGTCTGGTTTTGCATTAGGGATGCACCAGAATCTAGCGAGTCGAGGTATCAATGCGACAAGCGACGCCTACTTCGAGCATATCAACACCGAGCTAGAGCGTGCATTTCCACAGTTTTTTCAGCAGGAAACAGAAGATCCTGCTAGTTCCCCCAGAAGGAACATCGCAGTCGTTGCTCCTGCACAAAGAGAGGGCAAGCAAAAGCGCCAAGTAAAGCTCAACAAAAGCCAAGTGGATCTTTCCAGACGGCTTGGCATTACTCCACAGCAATATGCTAAACAAATGCAAATAGATGCAGCGAAGGAGGCATTGTTATGAGCGAAGAAAAGCGTACCCCACGCGAGTTGGAAGACAGAGAAGCCAGCGAGCGTATTGAAAACTGGAAGCCACCGTCTGTACTGCCAGATCCAAATCCTATTCCGGGTTATAAGTTTCGCTGGATACGCACGAATATGATCGGCCAAGCCGACAATACGAATGTGTCCATGCGATTCCGCGAAGGATGGGAGCCGGTGAAGTCAGAAGATCATCCTGAGTTGGAGATTATGCCAGATCATAATTCTCGATTTCCGGGGTGTGTCGAAATGGGCGGATTACTTTTATGTAAGGCTCCCGAAGAAGTTGCAGAAGCCCGCCAGCGTCATTACGAAGGAAAGGCCGCGCAGCAGATGGAAAGCGTTGACCAGAGCTACATGCGTGAGAATGATCCAAGGATGCCTTTGTTGCGTCCTGATCGTAATACACGAGTAACTTTTGGTCGCGGTAACACCTAAACTTATGATGAGGTACATGTAAATGGCTACAACAGCAGCCCCCTACGGTGCCCGCCCTATCAATACGACGAGTGCAAGCGGCTCCTATACGGGAAAAGTTCAGCACATCAAGATTGCTAGTGCTTATGGCACCGCGATTTTCTATGGGGATTTTGTCAAGCTCGTGACTGCCGGTACGGTCGAAAAAGACGCCGGGACCGCAGCGCTGACACCCATAGGGATTTTCATGGGATGCAAATACACCGATTCCACATCGAATCAGATGACGTTTAATCAACAATGGCCCGCTTCGATGGCAGCATCGGATGCGGTCGCTTATGT